CCCCAGCGGCGGCGCCTAGGTGGTGGTGATGCCGCTGAAGAAATACCCAAGGTCAGAGCCGACGACTTGCATGTCGAAGGCCATTTCGCATTCGTTGCGGATGGTGCCCAGCCCAAGCCAGTTCATGGGGATTTGCGCGGTGCGCACGCCCATGCTGTTGAGGCCGGTGAACCCTGACCAGTTGAAGGTGTAGCCCGCGGTCGGGACCATGAGGCCCGGCGCCGGCGCGCTGTAGCAGAGCAGCGCGTGCTTGCCCATCGCGAATGACATGCTCGCCGCGATGTTTTCCTGCGCCGTATTGTAGACCGCCTTGGACACCAGCACGCGCTCGATATCGAAGGCCGCGGCCAGAAGGTCCGGCGTGATCGTGCCGGCGAACGCCTTCTGGGTGTACTTGATGCGGTCGATGATGAGCGGGTGCTTGCGGAGCGCCTGATAGGCGTTCCACGAAAGCGTCAGCGTGTTCGGCAGGAAGCCGGTGTTCTGGAGGATCGTGGTCTGGCCGACTGCGATATCCGTGAACGGGTCGCTGTTGGCGTCGTCATCCCACGGTGCCGGCGTTGCGCCGCCCGGGGTGCCGCCGGTCGTGCCGACAACATCGGTACCCCAGAGGCCTGTCGTCATGTATTTCGACATGAAGATGCGGTCGCGGCGGATAAGCAGCTTTTGCATCAACTGCCGGGTGCTCGCCACGTCCAGATCGACGGCCGGGTCGGCGTTGGCGCGCACTTGCGGGCCGATATCCTGATGCAGTGCCCAGACGTTCGCCGAATACGTCTTGGTGCTGAGGTTGACGCCGGTGCCCGCCGATTCCGCCGCGTCGGTGCGCTGCTGCGCTTCGTCGCGGAAGAAGTCAGCCTTCGACCAGACGAAATAAACGTCGGTCTTATGCTGGACCGGGACCATCGGGAAAACCTTGTCGGCGATATATGCAGACTGATCCTGCACATACGCGACGGCCACGTTTGTCAGCGCCGCTGCAACGTGAACGTCTTGGACTACAGGCTGTGGCATTGGTCACTCCGTCCGTTGAATTCTTTTCCGCCCTTGGTGACGTTCCAGCTTTTGCGACGCTGCTACGCGATGGACCCCGGGCCCAAGCCGGAGCCGTAGATGATGCCGCTGAAGACCGCGCCCACCGCGCTCGGGGTTTCCAGCGCCATGCCGCAGCGCTGCTGACCGGCGGCGCTCGAATAGAGCACCATGCAGCCCGACGAGTCGGTCATCAGCGGTTGACCGGCTTGGAAGGTGGTGGTGCCGCAGACCATCTTGGTCACGCCGAACACTGCCGGGTTGCCGGCCTCGCCGACATTGGGCGTGTCCTGAAGGATGCCGAGCACTGCCTGACCGGCTACCGTGCATGTTGCGAAGACGCGATCCGTCGACAGCGAGGACATGCGCACCGCGAGAAACTGTGCAGAGCCGTTCGGGCCCGGGCGCGTGGTGCCGCTCAAGGTCGACTTGCGATAGTCGGCCGTCGAGAGAAGGCCCTGACCGCCGAGCGTGATGAGAGGCGATTCCGTTGCCATTGGCGTGATCCTTGTTCGAACCCTCGATCTTTGCTTGCCGGGTGGACAGGAGGGAGGAGAACCCGCCCACCCGGCATTTGCTCGGAAGCGTCAGGAGGGAGGAGAACCCGCCGCCGCCGAACGTCTCGAATTGCTACGCGACGACGCGGAGCCGCTTCTGCGACTCCTCGGTGCGGTGACGCGCCGCCAGATCGGCGTTCGCCGGGTCTTCGTAGACCTTGGCGAATGCCTGTTCCTTGGTGAGATTCCTGCCGGCGTCGGTCTTGCGGAATTCTTCCGCCTTCGCCACCAGCGACGTGTAGGCGGTGCCGCTCTCGCCCTTGGCGGCGCCGAATTCATTGAACAGGGCGCCGGTCTTGGCCTGTTCGGTCAGCGCCTTGTGGACTTCGGCCTGCCGCTTTTCGAGCGCGGCCTGCGCTTCCTTGTCGCCAGCGTATGCCTTGCGGAGAATTTCTCCGTCGCCGTCTTTGTCGAGGCCCATTTCGGCGGCGCGCTTCTTGAAGTCGGCCCGCGCCTTTTCCAGATCGGCGGCATCGAGGCGCTTCTTCATGTCTTCGATCTGCTTGGACTGGTCGGCGATCAGCGCATCGCGCTTCGCCAGATCGGCTTCAGTCGCCGGGTCGATCTTTTTCTTGATCGGGTTGGCGGCCATGTAGGCGTCGCGCGCCTCCGGCGTCATGGCGGTGAATTTCTTCTGGGTATCTTCGTCGCACTGCGCCATGTACGCCTTGCAGGCGTCGGTCATCTTGAGCAGCGTGATTTCAGCGTCGCGCTTGGCGATATCGCCCTCGAATTTCTTGGTGATATTCGTGGTGGCCGCGGCGACGGCATCGTCAATCGCCTTTTTCACTTCGGCGTCGGTCATCGGCATGGGAGTCTCCTTGCTCTGATCGTCGGGGTTGGTGCCGTCGTCTTCGCGCTTGAGCAGCATCACCTTCACGCCGCGGCCGGCGCCGCGGTCGACCGCGGAGACTTCCTTGATGGTGATATCCTTGAGGATGCGCGGCACTGAAAAGCCCAAGGCTGAAAAACCCTGAGTGCGGCGATTACAATTCGCGCGTGTTTTTGGTAATAGTCTTTCGCGGGGACGAAATATTCGTGGGAGCGGGAGACGTGGCTGAAGCATGGAGCATGGAAGGGCTCGCCATCTTGGGCAGCTTCCGCTCGGGGCAGGAAATTCACGGCTACGGCATTTGCCGCGCCACCGGCCTGCCAATTGGCACCGTCTATTCAGCGCTGCATCGTTTCGAGGAACGCGGTCTCTTGCATAGCCGCGCGGAATTGGTCGACCAGACCGTGGCGCCGCGGGTGCCGAAGGTGCTCTACCAGATCACCGATGCAGGGTTTGATGCGATCCGAAAAATTCGGATGGCGCTGGGGTCATCGTAAAAGCGGAGGATGCACATGGGCAAGACGCGCGGTTTTATTTCTGCCGCCAAGGATATCGACAATCGCCGCGGCAGTGCGCGGGCGCTCAGGCGCAAGGCTGAGAAACTGGCAAAGCAGCACGCCGGGAAATCCATCCCGGCGCTCAAAAAGATCATTCGGCGGGAGCCTGTGTGATGGGCGGTTTCGAGCGCACCGGGAAATCCAACGTCGACAGCACCGCGGCCGGCTTTGAGCGCAAGCCCTATCAGGCACCGGCGACGCCCGAGACCTTGACCGCATTGCCCGGGGCGACCGCGCCGCTCAGCCGGGAAGACGCCAAGGCCGCCGGCTACACCGGCAACATTTGCGATATCTGTTTCTCGACCCGTATGCGGGTCTCCGGGCATTGCATGGTTTGCGAGGAATGTGGCAATACCACCGGATGCTCTTAAGGCGAGGCGCTGCTTTAGCGGGGAGAGGCTGACACTGTGCCCTCAGCCGCCAGCCCTCTCGGACGGATAGCTTCCGTCTCCCGCCGCTCCAAAGAGTTTAGGGCCTGTCATCGTGATAGATCATTGCGCCGACCGCAGCGAGCATGGCGCAGACTGCCAGCGGCGCGAAGCCGCGCGGGGCGATGAATCCCATGCCGATTGCGGTCAATCCGGCCACCCCAGCTAAGATCAGGTAAGCAAGGCTTGTGTGGTTCATGGGCCGCCCTGAATGCGAGAAAGGGGTCGGCGCGGGACCGACCCCTTCCACATCGCAGATGAAGTTGCCAAGTGCCTTACTTCTCGGCGCGGTTAATTTATTCCAATCGCCGAGTCGCCGTCAATAGCACCGTCCGGATGACAGGGGTTTCAAAACCCACCATCCTCAAGCTTTACCACTACCCTCGACCACGACCGGCCGCGCACGCCCGCCGATGGAAAAATCAGGGCGCTCGCCATTCTTCAGCGCCTTCCATAGCGAATCGTTCTGAACGTAGAAGCCTACCGCCCAGCCCTCGATAGGCTCGCCGCGGTCATTCTTGGCGTAGGTGCCCATGCGTTCGGCGCGCTCTTTGCTGAATATCCAGCTTTCGATCAGCTTGCCCACGCCGACTTCGCGGTGCATGTCGCCCATTTCCCGGGTGTAGAGCGCAAATTCGTGGGCGGCTTTCTCGATTTCATCAATCGGAACGATATCGTCCTGTTTGTCTATGACGTGCTCGCCATTGACGGTCGAGACGGATGCCCAGCCGAAGACCTTGCGCTGTTCCACGTCGACCTTGTTGACGCGTACCGACAATTCGAAGTCGCTCAGCTTGGTCATCGGGAATTTCCTCGTGTCGAGATTTTCCAGCGCGGCGCCGAGAGCCAGCAGCCCGGTCAGGATTTCATCGCCCTTCTCCATTTCCTCCGTGACCATCGGGAATTTCATGGCGTCGCTCTTTTCGAGCGACTGCCGCCTTGCGCTGGTCAGGCGCGTCACCATCGTCCGCGCCAGCTTGGCGCTGTTGTCGAGCGTGAGGCCGGAGGCGTTCTGGATTTGCTTGACGACATAGGTGGCAATACCGATGGCGGCAATTTCTGGAATGCCGGTCAGGCCCAGCGCGGCGACGCCGGCGGCAATTACCGGCACGGCCGCCGCGACCAGCACTTCTTCGGATGCACCGACCGCGAAGTGTTCCAGCGAGGCGATAATTTCCGACCGCTCCCGATCCAGCTTCATCCAGTGAATCACCCGCTGGAAAGCGGCGCCGATTTCGCTGATGGGCAGCGTGCTCGAATCGTAGGTACTGCCCAGCATGTCGCGGAAGTCAGGCCCGCCTTGAAATGCCCAGCGGCCAAGATCGTCCCGCAATTGATCGGGGGAATATTTCTGGACATAGGCGACGCTGAGTTTCCGCTTGCGCTTACCCTTCTTGCCGCCCGATGACGGCGCATGAACGTCGGCGAGCCCGGGCTGATCCTTGCCGATATCCATTGCCTCGAAAGCGGCACCGTCCAGATCACCCGGGACTTCCGCCTTGGTGACGAAGGCGGCGAGGCGGTGAACCGTCATCATGTCGAGATATTCCAGCCAGTCGATTCCCAGCTTCTCGACCAGCGGCCGGGCAAAGCGCTCCTCGGCAATTATCACAGCATCGACGTAGGGTAGCCCGACCTTGTGCATGAAGTGCCATTCGGCCATTTCGGCCGCGGCCAATATCGGGGCTGGATCGAAGGTGACGCCACCGATGGTCAATTCCCGCGGCATGGCCTTGTCAATATAGAGGGTGCGGCCATCTTCCGAGCGGCCGGATAGCAAGGGCATGGCCCATGTCCGGTCGACGGTAATTTCCATCTTGTCGATTGCTTCGCGGCGCTCGGGTGTGACCAGAGCCTCAAGGCGCGGATCGAGCATCGGCTTATCCCCGGTTTGGTCCCGGGGATATTGATACCTTTTTCACAACCACCCGGCAAACGGTGCGCGACGGGTTCGGTCAGCCTCTTTGAAAAATCGCGCCAGAGCGGCATCGGTATCGGGGTCTTTGATATCGAACGGGACGGGCGGCCAGCGTTGCGGCTCGCGATTCGTCCAATCGGCTTTGAAGGCCCTAAGCAGCCTGTCCATGTCGACTTCGCCCTTGTGCGGATCGGCCGGCCCGCCATCGCCGCGCATGGCGGCTTGGGCGAGCGGGCCCAGCGTGTCGAACAATTCCCAATCCCGGGCGGTCATGCCAAGGTGACAGGCTTCCCCATTAAGCCCGATAGATGCGCCTCGTAGCGCGATTGCTCGGCTTCCATGTGATCGGCCAGCGTCTCGAAATATTCGAGGTTGGTGATTATCCCCTTGCTCACCAAGAGGGCGACCAAAGCGCCGTGATCCACCTTCGCGGTATTGACGCCGACGCGAAGATGCTTGGGCTCGGTTGCTGTATCTCGCTCGCCCTTCGATTGATGAAAGGCTGTCTCGCCGGCGACGCCGGATTGCATGGCGTGGGCGGCCGCTAAGTAGCGCTGTTGCGCGGCTTCGATCTTCTCTTGGTCGGTCATGTTAATTTTCTCTCCCTGAATTGATGGCCGCGGCGATGATGCAGCCGCAGGCGAATATCAGCCAGAGCAGCACGCTCAAGGCGACGATAGGGCTATCCGCCCATAGGATCGGGATGGCCCTGCCGGCGGTGGCACATATTTCCAAGCCGAGCACAATGTAGACGACAATGAAGGTCGCCCGCGGTGGTCGCTTCATGGCTCAACCGTAATTTCACCCGGCGGATTTCGGTGACACCGCCCTTGCGCATATTGTGCTTGTGGAAGGCTTCCATGATTTCGGCGTCCGTTGTCTCGTTGGTGACGCGGACCCTGCCGTCGACCACCAGCCAATTGACCCGGCGGCGCGTTCGGTGTCGCTGATCGAGTTGACCAGAATGATACCCTTGGTGACGGCGGCGTATCCGAAGGCGGCGCGGATCATCGCACGGTCGCCTTTTCGGTTTGGAAAATATTCACCCCGGCCAATTCCCGGTTGCCGTTCTTGACGAATTGCCGGATGGCCTTCTCGATATTCTCCCGGGTAATATACGGGCGCAGCTTGTCGAGCGGGATGGCGTCGTAATCATCAACCGTGAAAGTCCATTCGCTCTTGAGGGTCGACAGGGCGCCCTGATCGGAACGGGTCCGTGCCAATTCCGCCGGCTTGACCAGCGCGTCCAGTTCCGCGGCTCTGGCGCGGCCTTCAGCGTTGTCGGCATCCTGAGCCGCCTGAGCGGCGCGGGCCTCATGGCGGGCCCTGTAATCGGCGCGGCGGGCCGCTTCAGCAGCTTCCCGGGCGGCGTCCTCCTCTCGACGCTTGCGGGCGGCTTCGGCCGCGGCCTTGGCAGCAGCTTCCTCACGCTGGCGGCGTTCCTCGGCGGCCTTCTCCCGCAGATATGTTTGCAGGCGGCCATAGAGGATATCACTGGCGACGGTAAGGCGCTGCACTAGCGGCTTGAAAAATCCGTCGACCGCGGCACCGCCCAATAAATACGGGGACTTTTCCGCTTCGCGGCTACCGTCAATTCCCTTGCCGGCATCGCGGATCGTCTTAATCATATCCGCGATGGCGTCGTGATCTTCCTTGCTCGCAATTTTCTCCGGCAGACCAGCGGCGGCATTTTCCAATTCGGCCACGTTGGCGACCGTATTGGCGAAGTCGACCTGTAGCTGGGCGAGGATGCCCGGGCGCGGGTCGCGGTTGTCACCAATCTCAGCCATTTTCTGACTCCGTCTTTACGCCCTCGCCACCGCCGGCACCGCCGGTGCCAGCGTCTTTACCGCCACTCCATGTCAGCGAGGGCAGGCGCTTGAGCAGGCTCGAAAACGCCTCCCGGCCGCGTTCCTTGGGCGGGCGGAAATCGTCTGCCGGAATGGGGGGCAGCGCCTTCACCGGCTCGACCGCGCCCAGCGCCAGACGGAAATTCGCCGCCTGCTGTTCGTGGTAGCGGATCGCCTCGCGGTACAGTTCGGCCAAGAGGGCCGACCCGTCGATGGCGTCATTGTGGGGGTTGCGGTCGGTGTCACGCATAGGGAAACACCGCTAGGTTATGGCAGGCGTCGTAAATGCCGCCGAATAAGTGCTGATAGGCTACCGCTCCCACCCGTGAGCCGACTCCGGGGAACCGGATAACATCGGTTGCGCCTTCCGGCCTTTCGTCGGCAAGCGTGAGTTTGGCAAACTCCGTTTTCGTCGCGGGGATAAAGTAAACCGCCGCATTGAATGATGCGCCACGTTTGGCGCGGGCCATTAAGTCGGCTTTGATTTTGTCCGACTCGCGCTGACACCAATCGCGATATTCAGTAAGCATTCAGATATCCTCCGCTGCCTTGATCCGCTGCCGGGCATCGAACAAAGCCATCCGGCAGGCTTCCAATGCGATCCGCTCGATATCCGTCTGGGCGCCAGCCAGCTTTTCCTCAGCCAGCGCGTCATAGCGGTCGACGGCCTCAAGGGTTTCGTCGGTATCGCTGTACCAGACCGGATCGAGCCCGAGCGCTTCCTTGATCCGCCAGTTGTTGGTCATCATGCGATTGGCGAGCCGGAAGCGCAGATTTTCGTTGGCGCGTTCCTTGCGGGCTTCGGCGAGCAGGATATTCGCCGACGTGGTGCGCAGCGTGCCGGAAAGGTCGGCGAAGGTGGCTCGGAAGTCGACCATCTACTCCTCCTCATATCCGTCGAACCACGGACCCATGCGGGCGGTGCGGGCCGCCGCCTTAGCGCTGGTCGCCGTGCGGGATGAAGTCTCCGGGTCTTGGCAATGGGCCTGCGCTTCCTCAAGCGTCAACCCGGTCTCGATGGTGCGGTGTCCGCCGCGAAAGTAGCTGCGGACAATCTTGTATGTCGTCACTTGCTCCCCCTTTCCGTAACCATGCGGGCGAAGAATGCCGCGACCACCGGCCCGACAGGCACCATCGGCACTTCGGCGGCGGTGATGATCCGGCGGCGCTTAGGCTCGGGCTCGACCACCATCACGTCGGCCGGCAATTCCGGCCAGAGGATGGATTGTGGGTTCATGGGGCGGATGGTCATTTCGGGTTCTCCTT